AGCATGGTCAAGATATTCAATCTTCCTAAGCCGCTTAATCATCCGCCGTGCAGCCAACCAATGCCGTTGACCAAGGATGAGAAAACGGCGTGGAAGAGATGCACCGCGCCCAACGGAGAGCGCCGGCCCGTGCGCCGGGTTCCGCGCTTCGAGCCGGAGCCGACGTCAGCCAAAGAGCTTGCCGCAATCAAGCGGCTGAAAGAGGAAGGACACGTATGAACACAATCATCGCAAACATTCAAGCATGGTTAGCCAGTCGAGGAGGATTCTCGCACGTCGTAGCGGGGCTATTCCTGCTAGCCGTGGGAGCCTTTGCAGCAGTCCCGGCATTCCATGACCTCTGTATGCATGTCTATCGAACGCTTCCGGCATGGGCTGAAGAGTGCGTGGTAGCCGTCGCTGGCATTTATGCCTGGTATCACGCCTCGCACTCCGACGCTGGCACTCTGGCTGTAGCGCGTGTCATCAACTCGCAACCCAACGCGCCGACAGCCGCCCAGGTGGATGCCGCGTCAACGAAGTAGAATCAAGTTTGCGCGGTGTGGCTAAAGCTCTTGCAAGTCAAGAGTGAAGAACGGAAGGCCAGTGAGACTCTGGCAGAAGGCCGCTACACGAAGTCCAGGTAGCCCGCGCGATTCAACCCGTAACCCGCAGCAAGGATACACCATGATGACATTCCTCGAAGCGATAGCGCGGCAGGAAGGCTTCTACGTTCCCGGATCTGTTCCTGCCCGGCGCAACAATCCAGGGGACATCGAAGAGGGCCGCTTCGCCCAGGCCCACGGCGCTCTTCCCTCAGATGGTCACCGTTTCGCTGCATGGCCCACGCCGGAAGCGGGATTCGCCGCAATGCGGACGCTGCTCACCATCGGCTACATGGGCCTCACCGTGGCAAAGGCGCTCTACAAGTGGGCACCCCCTGTCGAGAACAACGTATCGGCATACCTCAAAAACGTAACCAAATGGACCGGGCTGACCGCTGACTCCATTCTCACTGCCGACACAATCGGCTAACCCGCACCACAGGAGACACCATGAAGCGCATCGCAATCCTCGCCAGCCTCGCGCTGGCAACCCTATGCCTCGCCGGATGCCCAAGTGGGACCGTGCAGCAAAAGGCCGCTCAAGCCTCCAAGGATGCCGCCGTGGGCGTCCAGGCGTTCCAGACCGCAGAGAGCATCGCGCATCAGCAGGGACTCATTCCCGATGCTGACCACGCGCTCATCAAGGGCTACCTATTAGACACGGCGCAGATGGGTGAAGCAGTGGATTCCTGTATCAAGGCTTCCACTACCTCTGCCGGAGTCACCGCTTGCGTCAACACGGCCATCAACACCGTGACCACACTCAACACGGAAGGCGCTCTGCACCTGAAATCCGCCACAGCACAGAATGATTTCTCTGCCGCCATGACGGGCTTGAAGTCGGCGCTCACCGTCATCAACACCATGATCGGAGGCAACTAATTGGACCCCATCACCCTCGGACTTCAACTCGCCGCGTCCATCCCGCAGATGATTAACCTCTACAAGACGATTCAGGCGTCTGTGTCCAGCGGGCAACTTCCGCCGCTCGATACCATTCTGGCGCAAGCCGACGCGGACTGGGCCTCCATCGCAGCCGCCGCGCAGTCACCACTCACGTAGCACCACCCTAGACGAAAGGAGTATGGGGTGCCAGAGCACAGGAAGCCGTCCTCCGGGGCGGCTTTTCTGTTGGGAGAATTCGACAAGGAGACGCACTTATGTCAATGGACAAGTTTGATTTCAAGGCAAGGAAGAAGGCGATGTTCGGCCCCAAGCGCATTCCGACCCCCGGCAACAGCGATGTCAACCTGACGCGCGAGGAGCCGCTTGTGCCTGGCGCCGCGGAGAAACCATCCAACCTCAAGCCGAAGAGGGCCGGTCAGCGCATCTTTGGCAAGAAAGCAGGCAAATAGATGTTACCTGGCTATGCGGGCAACCAGTACATTCTGGATCTCAATGGCGACGCCGGAGCGTTCATCTCCGTGCTGGCCAAGTCCACCGTCCGGCGACTGATCGTCACAGAGAGCCCCTTGACCTCGACAGGGGGAGCCAACACGCTTCAGGGCTTGTTGGAGTACAAGATTCCCAACGACAACACACCCCAAGGCTTCACGACGATCTTCATGCAGGCCGGAGCCAACGATCTGACCTCGCAGGGTTCTGTAGGGCTGGCTCAGATTGTGCTTGGCGGCGACCGCACACAGCATGAGCCGATGGGCGAGATCATCGGTCAGCTCGCGCAGCCGATAGTAGGCCTGCCGGCGGCGCAGCAATCGGCGGCCGCAGCTACAACCATGATTCAACTGCGCTCGGGTACTGCGACCGGAACCAGCGTGCAGATCGTCGAGTACAACTGATGCTGCGCCTGCCATGGGTTTCCCGAGATCGGTTCGACGACGAACGCGCGCGCGCCGTTAAAGCCGAGACAGCCCTGGAAGCGTTGCGGGTCAAGTTTCTCGAATACATCGAGCACCAGCAGACGCTCCCGGTTATCGGTGAAGACACGGACCTGTCGAAGATCCAGCCGATCTCGGGGCGCCCAACCATCGCCAACGTGATTTCCTTCGCCAATGCCGGAGCCTTCAAGCGCGCGCAGACGCCCGGCGCGAAGGGAGTCTCCGAGGAGCTCGCCGAAGCGCAAGACCGCATGACGAAGATCAAGAGGAAGGTCAATGGCAACTAGCCCTCCCGTTCTGACGATGCAATCTGGTGGTAACATTCCCGCTTCACCGCAACAACAGACCACTCCCTCTCTCGCCGAAAAGACTCCTCAAAATCCTCAGCACGGCGATTCTCAGAGCCTAGACCGTCTCCACGGTCTAACCAAAGAGCAGGGTGAGCGCATCGTCCATGAGATCATCCAGCCATTTCGTACCCAGTGGGCCACCGACCGCATTATGAAGATGCCGAACTGGCTCAAGAGCACAGAGTACGACAAGGGCAAGCAGATTCTCGGATGGGATCCAATCACGCGGACCTACTTCGATGCGGTTGCCTACTACCGCCAGAACAACCAGGAGACCGACTACAGCTATCTCGAAAAGTACGTCAACAACATCACCCAAACCTGCCGGCGCAACTTTACCGCGGCAGTAGCGCGCGCGGTTCCCCCAGTTGTGATCCGGCCGGAGAACGCCGAGAACCTGGCCGACATGACGACGGCCAAGGCTGGCCAGGAAGCCATCACAATCATCGAAGAGGCGAATAAGACCAAGGGCTTGCTCCAACTCGAAGGGCAGTACCTTTTTCTCTATGGCGTCTATTTCAAATGGACTCGCTTTGTGATCGATGGTGTTTGGGTTGGCTACAAGAAAGAGCCAGTCTTCGGCGAGGTTGAAGCCAAGATTTCTGATGACCATTTCCATTGCTCGAACTGCGGCGCAGATTCAAGCGAGACCCAGGTTGCACAGTCAGGCAAGATGAACTGCCCGCAATGCGGCGCGCAGCTCGGGCCTCAAGACTTCCAGCAGGGCGAAACGGCGACCGTTATCGGGCAGACGGGTACGAAGAAAAAGCCCAATGGCCTTCCGAAGTGGAGCGTGTTTTCTCCGCTCCAGATTGACACCGATCCGACCAAGGAATTTCTCGAAGACGTTCCGCTCTTAGCTCTCGAATGGGAGGTTGACGCCTCGGACGTGCGCGCCACCTTCCCCGACATGGCCGCCGAGATCACCGAAGGGGTCGAGAGCGCAACCAACGATAATGCCAGCTACGAGCGCCTGGTGCGGACGATGGTGTTCTCGTCCTCGTTCTCTGTCACGGCCGACATCTTCGCGGCACGCGGAACCTACTCACTGATATGGGTCCAGCCAAACTCCTATTACCGGATCTCGAATGACGATGCGTTCGTGCAGCAGCTCAAGGCCAGCTTCCCTTATGGCATGAAGGTCACGATGTACGGGCCACTGGTGCTTTCGGTCGAGCCGTCCGTCCTCATCAAAGAGTGGTCCTGCTGCAAACTACACCGCGGATATGGCCTGTACCCTCCGAGCGTGGCTGACAACGTTGTTCCGTTCAATGAGCGGTTCAACGCGATCAACAACATCCTCGACGACTATATGGAACGGTGCTCGACCGGCATCACGCTGGTTGACCCTCGGCGCATCGACATTCGGGAGATGAGCGGCAAGCCGCTAACGGGCGGAGTGCTCAATCCGACGCCATCGGTGGGTGAGGGCGTGACTCAGCCGCTTGCGAACTCCATCTACCACTTCCAGTTCCAGATGGACGCCGGCCTGTTCAACTACCTCGACCGGCTCTGGAACTACTGCCAGATCATCTCCGGCATCCCTCCGCAGGTCTCCGGCACCGGAACAACCCCAGGCGTCGAGACTGGCAAAGGCCAGAAGCAGATGCTGGACCAAGCCATGGGTCCATTGTCGGATGTGTACGACTCGATGAAAGAGGAGCACGCGGCGGCCGGGCAGAACGCGATTGAATGTCTCCAGCAAAACATGGCCTACACTGGCTCGCTTTGGCAGGTCATCGAGGAGAACGGCAGCGAGTTCCGCAACAACTACGTTCACCTGGACGAGATGCAGGGCCGGGTGAGGGTGCGCGCCAACACCGATGAAGGCTTGCCCATGACGCCGGAGCAGAAGCGGCAGTGGTGCGAGACGATCATGGAGATGGCCGAGAAGCAGAACCCGGCAGCCCTCGCGTGGCTTGATGAGACTGCCAACCAGCAGTTACTCAACGACTACTGGGGTCTGCCGGGCTCGGTTGCGCCCGGCGCCGCCCAGCGGTCGAAGACGCTTCAAGACATCCGCCGGCTGCTCCAGACGCCGCCCACGCCGAAGATCGGGCCAAACGGACAGCAGATGACCGATCCCGACGATGGGACGCCGATGTTCCAGCCGTCGATTGCGCCGAACAAGTGGGTAGAGGATTACAGCATCCTGCTACCGACGATAGATCAATTTTGCGCAGCAAACTGCGACGTGAAACAGCAGAATCCTCTTGGATGGCAAAACATCATCGCCTTCAAGCGACTGGCGCTGGATTACCAGTCGCAGGTCAAGGGCTACATGAACAAGCTCCAAATGCAGGCCCAAAAGGAAGGGCAACCGCCTCCACCGCAGCCGAATCCAACCGTCCAGCAGCTTGAGGCCACCGCTCTCCAGGACGCCATGGGCGGCTTGCAGCGGCTGGCGCAACAGGGCGCAATGCCGCCTCTCGGCCCGAGCGCCAGTATCGCCGCACAGGTCTCGGCCAACAAAGAGCTTGTCGATAAAGTCGCCAAGTTCCTCACCACTCAATAGGAGAACATCATGCAGAAACCATTCAACTCGCTTGTCGTTTTCGTGCGCAACGGCGTTGCAACTCCCGCCTTTGTAGTGAACTCACAACTCCAGGCCGACGGCCGCGAGTTCCTTTCCCTGCTTTACGCTGATCCCATCACCGGGCCGCAACTGGTCCTGGCGGGAGCCACGCGCAAGGTTGGCGATGTCGCTCTGAGCATTCCTCCGCTGAGTGTTGGCGCGAACTTTGGGTGGAAAAATCTCGAAGTCCATCCCGACGATCAGAAAGTCATGGACGAGCACGCCGCGGCGCTCAAGGCCGGCGAGCCGGTTCCGGTGCTGCCCTACGACGCGGACGATCTGCCCGGCGTTCACGGTCTGCCGGTCCAGGCCGCCGAGACGGATGCGGACAAGGACGCTCGCTTGGCGAACCTCGCGCATCAAGAGCCGGTGATCTTGCCGGTGCCCAGCGCGCCAGAGCAGCTCGACGAGGCGCAAGGCCCGGTCCAGCCTAGCGACCCGAACTCGCCGCACGCAATCCCCGGCGGAGTCGAGTCCGATGCTCCCGCATACGAGGTCAAAACGTACTCGGACGGCACGGTGGCCAGCGGTCCCGGCCCGATGCCCGGCCTGTCACCAGCACAGCAGGACGCTGCGGAGAAGTCCACTCTCTGATTGCAACTGAAAGTGAACAGTATAGGGTCGCCCTAACCGGCGGCCCTTTCTTTTGGCCCACAACCTGACGGGGAGAATCCTCGCAGCAGTTTCAAGGAGCGTCACCCATGGCAACAACCCCTGTAATGCCGATTTCCGCCCCAGCCGCGCCCGCACCGGCTCCGGCACCAGCGCCCTCCGCGGCTCCTCCAGCCGCATCAGCCGCACCAGT